TCGGAGGCAGCCCCGCCGGGTGTCCTGATCGAGCCGGCCGAGCTTAGCGGCTCCGATACGGCCGGGGAGCAGACCGACCCGGCCCCGGCCGGCCCGGCTAAGCAGAAGGTGCAGGGCTCGCCGCAGCCGGCCAGGCCGGTTAAGCAGTCTCCCAGTGCGGCTGACATGGCCAAGGAGCTGGAACAGTTCGCTAAGTGGCTAGGCAAGGCCCCGGAGGGGCGTAAGCCTTTCGAGTTCCGTCACCTCGACCCGGCGAACCTGGCCGAGGCATTCAAGGCCGCGGACGGCGACAAAGATACCTGCCCGTGCGGAACGCCAGTCGTGTACGACTGGGCCAATGGCTGGCAGCATGGCGACGGCTCTATCAGTCACGATGATGGCGAGTCTGTCAGTGACAAGATGGCGCTGGCTAAAGCCGGTGGTAACCCAAAAGTAAGCAGCAGCAATGGCCCGGATGGGTCAGGGCTGACGCACTCATCGCCCTATTCTCGGCCCAGCTCGTAGCAGCACTGGGCGGGGCGATGGCGATAGCCGCCCTGGTGGCCTTGTGGCTGCATTCCCGGCCGGGTCCGGCTCACATAGCCGATGCGGAACAGTGGCTTAGCGAGACGCCTACGGCGGCTCGCATCAAGGCTGCCATGAGTCCCGTGCTTACCGACTTGTGGACGCAAGCGTGGCAGGGCGGGTCCGAGGCCGCCAGCGAAACCACCGGGCGATCAGTGCGCATCCCGGACCAGGTTGCGGCGGACAGGATAGCCCGTCTTGCCGCTAAATGGCTGGACGAGGTAACCGCGACCCGGACTAGCCGGATAGCGGAAATCCTGGCCAGGGGCGGCACCGCCGCCGAGCTGGAAGCCTCGATAAGGGCTCTGCTTAACAGCGAGACCGACGCCCGCATGGTTGCCATCACGGAAGTCTCTCGGGCAATGCAGGCCGCGGCCATGGAGGCTTACCGGGCAGCCGGAGTTAAGAAGGTCCGGTGGATTACCCGTTCAGGCCACCCGTGCCCGGTCTGCCTCGCTAACGAGGCAGCCGGACCCAGATGGCTGGGTGAGCCTTTCCCGTCCGGCGACACGATGCCGCCCGCGCACCCGAATTGCGAGTGCGCCCTTATTCCCGCCGATGAGGTGTGACTTATGCCAACAGAGACTTGCCCTAACTGCGGCGGCGATGGCTGGGTTAACGGCCGCGGCGGTCACCACGTTAACTGTCCCCGCTGCGGCGGGTCGGGAAGGATCTCGGTCAGCGCCATGGATAGAGGCAAATGAGCAAGCTAACGCTGCCTGACGGCGCGACCTACGAGACCGGCGAAACCGCTCCGGCCGCTAAGACCTGGGATGGCGGGACCGTTAAGGGCGTCGTCGTCAAGTCGGTTGACGAGCGGCAGTACACGCTCCAGGTTGCCTATCCGGCCGACAGTCCCGATATTGGCCGGGCAAGGGATGGCTTCCAGGATTTCGCCACCGCGGCAGAGGTTGAGAAGGCCGCGTGGTCTTACATGACCAAGGCCCGCAGCGTCGGCCTGATGCACACCGAAGGCACGGATGGCGCCGGGACGGTAGTCGAGTCCTACATTCACCGCGGTCCCGACTGGCCTATCACGGCCTCGGACGGCAGTCAGCAGGTAGTCAAGTCCGGTGACTGGATGATCGGCATCCAGTGGGGCGATGACGCCTGGAACATGATCAAGTCCGGTGAGATCGGCGGGGTCTCCATGCAAGGCCAGGTAAGGCGGCGTAATCCCTCGCCCGCCGACGTAGCGAAGGCTAAGGAACGCGCCAATGCCCGCCAGTGAGCTTACCGAGATGTTTGACATCGACCCTGAGCGGGTCGACGGGGTTAGGCAGCCCGCCAGCGGCCTGCCGATCCTGCTGATGAAGGCGCTTGACGCCCCCGAACCTACTCCGGCCGCCGCGTCGGAAACCGACGCGACTAAGGAAGTCCCAGTGCCGGAAGTTCCCGAAGTAACAGAGACTCCTGCGGCCGAAGTGCCGGAGGCTGACAAGCCCGCTGAGACCGTCGAGAAGTCTCTGGCGGAGCTTGTCAAGGAGGAAGTGGCCAAGGCCGTGGAAACCCTCTCAGAGCGCAATAAGGCGCTTGAGGACGAGATGGCAGCGCTCAAGTCCCTCCCGATCCCAGGCGGACCCGCGATCACCGCCCCGGCCGCTACACGCGACCGGAACGCGCAAGCCCACCAGGCAGCCGAGGCGGCACGATTCCGCCGGCTCGCCAAGGAAGTGGGCGATCAGGATCTCGTCCTGTTCTACGAGGCGAAGGCCAGGGAAGCCGAAGCGGCTTCTAAGGCCTGACGTGATCATCGTCACGTCTTAACAAACTTGAGGGGAAGATATGCCATCTCTTGAAGAGATGTTTTCCACCACCACGGACCCGATGGCCCGCGGTGAGAAGCTGGAAGGGCTCAAGAAGTCCCTGGACAGCGCGATTGACCGGCACGACAAGCGGATTGACGGCTTCGTCCCCGCCTCCCGGCGGGCTGACGGCGACTCGGGTCCCATCGGCATCATCAAGGGCGCCGGTCCCGGCGCCCCGCGCCGGGCCACTTCGACTGAGCTTAACCGGCTCGCCGAGCGTTTCTCGGGCCTCAGCAAGGGGCTTAGCCCCGAGATGCAGGCCGAGGTTGAGGCTGACCTGGCCGCCATGGGTGCCCTTAAGGACGAGCTGTCCAAGGACATTTCGACCACGGTCCCCGGCAACCTGCACCCGTACGACCTGGAAGACCCGGCTAAGCGCCTGGTGCCCCGCTTTACCCCGCTAAGGAACGAGATCCCGCGGACCAAGGGCATCGGCACGGCTCGTGAATACCGCCGGATTCTCGGTTACACCAACTCCGGCCTGGGCGGCGTTGTCGACCAGACCCCGTTCTTCAACTCGGAGACCGGCCTTAACGGCGGGTCGACCACGGGTTACCCGTCGTTCGGCGCGCTTACCCTGCTGCGCGGTCAGAAGATCCAGTACGCCATGGATGTTCACACCGTGCCGTACATGGAAATGTCGCTGTCTGACTCGGTGGGCTGGAAGGCGCAGTTCGCTAACCTCGGGTTCGAGAACTCGAGGGGCCTTAGCCAGATGGCGCTCCTGTGGGCTCACCTGCTGGGCGAAGAGAAGGCGATCCTCTGGGGTCGCGGCGGGGCTCCCTATGCGGGGGCTGTCGCGGCTCCGTCCGGTACTCCGACCCTGGCCTCCGGTGGTACTGCCATCGGCTCCGGGTTCGGTACCACGGTGTTTGTCAAGGTCACCTCGTACACCGGCATGGGCGAGTCCCTGCCGTCGACTGAGGGCACCAACGCGGCCCTGACCGCCGGTCAGGCCCTTGTCATCACCCTGCCCGGCGGGGCTGTCGCGGGTGCGCTGGCTTACGGCGTCTACACCAGCACCACGACCAACACGGAGACCTTCCAGGGCTTCTTTGTCCCGCAGGCTGGCGGCACCAACGCCGGCAAGCTGGTCGTCAACAGCAACGTCGCGGGCGGCAGGGTTGTCCCGGCTGCGGACGGCTCGTTCAATGCCAACGCTTACGACGGCATCATCACCACCCTGATCTCCGGCGGGTCCGGTCCCTCGGGTGGCGCTGGTTACACCGGGTTCTTCCCGGCGCTGTACTCGGCGGCCGGCCAGCAGTCCAGCATCTACAACCCGGCGCTTTCGGCTGCGGGCAACGTGGGTGACAAGCCGTGGCAGGACATGTTCGCATCCCTGTTCGCGTCCGTCTATGCGGACCCGGAGGAAGTCTGGTTGAGCGCCGTGCAGCGGCGCCAGCTCGCTGACTTCGTTCGCAACAACGGCTCCGGCGCCGCGGCCTACCGGATCACCATGGGCCAGTCGGAGTTCGATGGCGGGGTTACCGTTGGCGGCTACGTCACCGGCCTGGCCAACGAGTCGAGCCCGACCGACCGCCTGGTTGCGCTGCGGGTTCACCCGTACATGCCGGCCGGTGTTTCCTTCGCCCGCTCGCGCACGCTGCCCATCCCGGACAGCGGGATCGGCGACACCAACACCATGGTCGAGGTCCAGGGCTACATGGCGGTTGACTGGCCGGAAATCCAGTTCACCTACGACGCCTCGACGTACTGGTTCGGCACCCTGCTCCACTACGCCCCGGCGTGGTCGGGCGTGCTGTACGGCCTTCAGTAAGCCTTTACGAGAGGGCGCCAAGGGCGGCGGGCTTCGGCCCGCCGCCCGCTTTCCAGGGGCTTAGGAGGCTCGCATGGCACATAAGGGCGATACGTCAGTCGCAAGCAACACGATCGTCACCCAGGAGGATGGCCAGCCTCTCCCGCTGGTGGTCACCCCGCCGGGTGTGCTTAGCGTCAAGAACGGCAGTACCGGCGGCCTGTCCGTCAAGCTGCCCTGCGCTCCCACTCAGAACGTCGTGGTCAAGACCACGGTTATCGACGGCAGCGGCAAGCTGACCGTCTCGGCCGGGGCTTCCCTGACTTTCACCACGGGCAACTTCAACACCCCGCAGGGCATTACCCTCCAGTCGACCGCGGCCCAGGCGGGCTCGTTTAACGTCCTGGTTGCCCCGTTCGGCGTGGATCTCCCCGGCTATGAGTCGGTTGTCGCCCAGGTGCTAGTGAGCTAAGGATGACTTCACTGTACGGGGATCAGGGTCGCGGTGTTTACGAGCACTGGGACCCCCGCTAGATGTCCCATCAGTTCACTCACGTTACCGCCTGGGGCTGGGTGTGGCTGACCTGGGTCCTGTTCGGCGCTGGCGTCGAGCTGTACTGGCTGGCCGTTAACGCGGCCAACACCCTATCCCGCCAGATATGGGGCGTCGAGCACCTGGATTTCACCCACCCGCTGGATTTCGCCGCATGGACACCGCTGCACTGGGTTCTGGCTTTTTCACTGTGGGCGTTCTTCGGCTGGCTTAGCCTCCACTTTCCGTTCGGCTGGCTCAGGTAAGGGGATCACTTGAAGGTCGTACCGCAGGCTAAGAACTGCAAGGAAATCGAGGTTGGCGGCAAGATTTACCGTGCCGACCGGCGCGGCCTGATCGACATGCCGGAAAGCGCGGCCAAGTACACGGTCGCCCTTGAGGGCGGCCAGTGGCCGGCCCTATCCGGGACCACCAGGACGGAGCTTGGCTTCCGCTGCACATGCGGGTTCGGCTCGTTCTTCGTCACCTGCTCACGCTGCGGCGGGAATTGCTCGAGGGAACTTGCCTAAGCCCTACCAGCCGACCGGCCGGCCTCCCGGCCGGCCCGCTAAGCCTGCCGTCGAGAAGCAGGGCATTAAAGACGTGGTGGCCATGCTCAAGGAAACCACCTGTGACCGGCGTTACCGGCCGATGACCGCCTTTTGCCCGGACTGCTTCCCGGAAGGATTCCCTGAGGGAATCCGCCAGATGGGCTGCCTGCACGGGACCTGGGTTAAGCGTTGACCACTCCCCTGGCAGACGGCCTGCTAACTGTCCCGTATGTCACCGTTAACGAGTTCCTGGCCGCGCCCACATGGCTGGACAACCAGAACTTGATTCCCGGCGGCACGGAGAATCAGCAGCTCGCCGAGCTTAACAACGTCCTGCTAAGGGCGTCCGGGTGGGCTAGCCGGATAGCCGAGCAGCCTTTGCACGCCCACACGGTGATCTGGCAGGACCGCTACCCGGTGGACCGCTGGGGCAACATGTATATCGTCCCGCCCCACAACCCGATCAGGCAGGTTAACGCGCTCGCCTATGGCAGCGACTTCCAGAGCCTAAGCCTGGTGACCCTTAGCTCCACTAACCCTTGGGTCGAAGACCAGAAGTCGATCATTGTCTCCCAGGTCCCTGGCGGCGGGGCTTACCTGGGCTCCCTCCAGTTCGGCGGGACCCGGCCGGGGTGCGAGCAGGTGTACGTCCAGTTCAGCTATGTTGCCGGGTACTGCTCTACCTACCTGACGGCCAGTGCGACTGTGGGCGCCAGCTCGATCACCGTAGCTGACCCGACCGGCCTGCAAGCCGCCGTGACCGGCGGCCTCCTGGGAACGATTCCGGGGTCGGTAGCAAGGATCTGGGACCCCGGCTTTGAGGAAGCCGTCCAGGTGTCCCCGAGCTGGGTAACGGGAACCAACCCGGTCACCCTGGCCAGCCCCCTGGTCAACAGTCACGCCGCGGGCGCCGGGGTTAGCGAGATGCCCCCCGAGCTTCACCAGGCCATCTGTGAGCTAACCGTGGGCCTGCTGATGCGCGAAGACGTGTCGGAAGAGGACCCGTACGGCGGGACGCCGTTCGGGCCGACCGTGAGGGAATCCCATTCGGGCGGCAAGGCGGGCGGCCTTGTCGACCACGCCCGCGAGGTTCTTCTCCGCTACCGGCCGAAGGTGCATTAGGTGACGGTCACCAGCCGGAAGGCCGTCCGGCTGGCGGTAGCCCAGTTTTTCGGCGGCAGCACGTACGACTCAAACGCCAGGGCTTACCGGGGTAGCGGGCCGCTGCTAAGCAGCGGCCTTAGCACGGTGAGGGCTTATCAGGCTAAGCGGGTCAGTGACATGGATTACGTCATAGGCCAGGCCGCGGGACGCGGAATGGGCGCCATGATGACCATCGAAATGGCCGAGACGCACGACAACCTGCTGACCGGGCCGGGACTGCCGGCGGGCGTCCATGGCGGCCAGCGGCACCTCGTGTACCCAGTGGCGTGCAACGTGTTCCACATGGCTCACCAGCCTTACGCCGAGGATGCCGAGGCGGATGTTGACGATCTCGACCAGGCGATACACGAGCTGATCTATTCGGACCCGACACTGGGGACGACAAGCATAACCGGGCCGCCGATGATCTACCAGGCGGGGATGAGCCGTAACGGCATCAAGTCGATGATCGACCAGTCCGAGGAATGGAAAGAGATCACGGCCACCTATTTCCGTGTCGAATTCGATGCAGAGGTTCAGATCGTCATATGAGCAAAGCCGTGAAAGCCGCAAACGCCCGGCGTTTCCTTAAAGGCGGCATGGCCGGGAGGCATCCGGGCGGCGGAAGCCGCACCCTTTCGGGCACAGGTAACAAGCCTAACCGGCCCGCCTCCGGGTGGGCCATGAGTAAAGACCCGTGGAGCCGGAAGCCCCCTAAGGGTGACAAGCCTTGAGTTCCTGCCCCCTGTGTAACGGGTCGGGGAGAGTTGCCGGGTTCAGGTGCCGCCTTTGCGGCGGCAGCGGCAGCGGACGGGATTACGCGGTAATCATCAATTACATCAGGGAGTCAGCTTGACCAGTTACCAGTTCACCGGGGCTTACCCGACGTTCTACCCGGACGAGCGGAACGCCGAAGGCAAGAGCCTCATGGCTGAGCCGGGAATGGTCGTTCCCTTCGCCGGCCTGCCGCCCAGTGACGGCAAGTGGATTCCCGTTGCGTATGTCGGTGAAGCCGGGCCGGAGCTAGTGAGTTTCCCTCCGGCCGACCCGGAGCCTGTTCCGGTAGTCGTCCCGGAAGTGCCCGCGGAGCCTGTCCCTGTAGAGCCAGAGCCGACCCCTGAGCCGGAGCCGGTAGCTCCGGCACCTGAGCCCGCCCCGGTGGCCCCAGAGCTTCCTGAGCCGGCCCCTGAGCCTGTTTCCGAGCCTGAGCCAGTCGTGGTCCAGGCCGAGCCTGAGCCCGCCTCTGTGCCCTTCCCCCTGCCAGCGCCCCCGGCGCTGGGCTATGCCAGTCCTTTCGCCCGAGCCTGAACCGAGGAAAAGCTAAATGCCAACTGTAGTCGGCACCGTTAACCCGGTAGCCCTTGAGTGGCTGGGGATAGGCCCGGAGCGGAATGCTTACGGAACCATCGCCGCCCCCACGGCCACCCTTCCGGTTGAGAAGATCGAGCCGGACGACAAGCTCAACCTGCTGTATGACAACACGATCCGCGGCATCATGGCCTCGGCGTTCAGCGCCACGGGCGGCACCGAAGAGGCTAACGTCGGCTTCGGCGGCCCCGTCTACCTGGACACCATCGGACATGTCCTGCTTAACCTGCTGGGCGACTACTCGACCACGGGCAGCACGCCGACCAACTCAACCACGTTCACGGGCGCCCTCGCAGCGGGCGCCACGTCCGGCACCCTGACCAGCCCGACCGGCTACACGGCAGCCTCTATCGCCCAGATCGGGACTGGCGCAACCGCCGAGGTTGTCCAGTTCACCGGCCTGGCCGGGTCGGTTGCCACCTGGGCCGGCAACCCGCTCAGGTTCGCCCATCCCAGCACCCCGGCCGTGGCCACCGTGGTAGCCCCGTTCAGCCACACGTTCAGCCTGCTTAACTCGGGCAACAACGGCCAGCCGCAGACCCACACCCTCACCCACTACAACGGGCTTACCGGCGCCAACAAGGCCGCCCAGTATGCCTACTGGTGCGCGAGTCAGTGCGCGTTCAATATGGACCCGGAAAAACTCTTCACCCATGAGACCAAGGGGTGCAGCTACACCCAGCAGGCCGCGGCCTCCCCGGTCACCAACGCTTTCTCCAGCGTCCCCGTGTACGCCAACTGGCAGTTCGCGGTCGGCATCCAGGGACCAGCGTCCGGCGGGACGCTGGTTAACGACCTTAGCGCCCTTAGCCTCACCATCGACCGTGAGGTTAAGCCGTACTTCACGGCTTCCGGCCAGCAGCTCCCCTATGCGATCGGCCGCAACGGCATCAAGGTGACAGGGAAGTACACGGAGGTTGCCCAGTCGAGCACCCCGATGTCCCTGTACCTGAACAACACCCAGCCGCAGCTCCAGCTCAAGGCGACCAACGGCCTGTCCGGGGCGAACCTGCTGGCCATCACGTTCAACATGCAGGTCAACGCCATCGAGACGGTGAAGTTCACCAACAACACGGTCATCGAGTACGAGACCAGCTTTATGGCGCTGTCCAACGCGACCAACGCGGGCGGCTCCGGCGGGCAGTCCCCGGTGTCCATCCTCATCCAGAACGCCATCCCCACCTACTAAGCCGATCATCGTCACATCTTACCAGCGCTAAACGAGAGGGATCATCGTGCGCGTACCAATTGGCGGAACCGACTGGGCTGAGATCATGCCCGTTGACCAGCTAAGGCGGGCCGACCGCAAGGCGGTTAACGCCGTGATCGTCTTCGAGCAGGGAGCCAGCGGCCCGGTTATCCACGCAAGCATGGATGACGACATTGCCACGGCCATCCTGTGCCGCGTCTGCACTGACTGGTCGCTCCCCTATGCGGCCCCGGTGCTCGAGCCGGCCAGCCTTGACAAGCTGACCCTCGAGCAGGACACCGAGTTGCGCAAGGCCATCCAGGATCACGTGAAGGCGATCATGGGCGACAATGCGCCCATCCCGGCTAACGCGGTCCCTACGCCCAGCTCCGTGAGCTTAAGCGGTATCTCACGGGGCTCCCCTATGACCGGGATCTCGTTCCCTGGGAAATGGTGGGTTACGCGACTTATGCCGAGAAACTGGGCTGGACTCCGCAGCAGGTTGACATGCTCACCGTCGAGCAGGACGACTGGATTATGCCGATCCTCCAGGCGGTGGATGCGGAACGCGCCTACAAGCAGAAGAAAGCCGAAGAGGCGCAAGAGCGCAAGGCCAAGGCCCAGCGGAACAGGGGATTCCTGTAGACGTAAAGATTGACATAGACGACGGCGCCTTTCAGGGCGCCCTGAATAGGTGGCTTGAAGCCGCCCACGCCGAAGGCGTGGCCGCCAACCTCGAGGTTGCCAGGGACATCGGAAACCGCGCCCGCTCCATTGTCGCCAAGGATACCGGGGCTCTCGCCGCGTCCATTGATGCCAGCATGGACGGGGAGGACGCCCTAGTCGGGCCGACCGGCTCTGCCCGTTCCAAGAACGGGCCTTACGGGCGCTTCCATGAACTGGGCGGCGTTCACGACGCCCACAATCCCAGTGGCTACATGTGGTGGCCTACCGGCGTGTGGAGTAACCACGCCGCCCATCAGGTTAAGCGCCCCCACCCTTTCCTTAAGCCTGCCGTTGAGGCGATCGTTGAATCCGGCGGAGCCAACCGGATCTACTACGAGCACTGGCTTATAGCCCAGCGAGCAGCCTGATGTCTGATTACCTCCCCCCCGTCGTAGCCCGCCTGTCCATGGACATGGGCGATTTCCTTTCCGGAATCGCTAAGGCCAAGGCCGCCATGAAGGGTCTGGGCGGCGATTTCAAGGTCGGCACGGATGGCCTGGACGCCGCCATTGCCAAGGTTAAGGCACTCCAGACTGCCCTTAACGGCCTTAACGGGACCGTCCGGGTCAACACGGACGGCATCGGCACCCTGGCGGCTAAGACGACCGCGGCGGGAGCTGCCACCGGGGCCGCGACCGCCGTCATGGTCAACGGCTGGCGCCTCACGGCGACAGCCTTGCACTGGATCATCGCGGGCGGCGCTGAGCTGGCCGCGGTTGCCATTCCCGCCCTCGTCGCCCTGGCCGCCGGGATGGCCGTCATGTCTCAGGGCGCCCAGATGGTGCAGCAGCACATGCAGGCGCTCAACACGGCCACGTCCGCCACCAGTCAGATGTTCGGGCAGACCACCGGGGACGTGCTCGGCCTCGGTCATGCCTTGCAGACCGCCCAGGATGCCGCCAATCCTTCCGTGTACGGAATCCTCGGCTCTGCCATCATCGGCCTGAAAGGCCACATAGGCCAGCTCACCGCCGCGGGCCTCCAGGTTGCCCAGATGTTCCAGACGTTCGCCGCTAAGGTGGCCGTCGACTTCGGGCCGAACGGGGCGCTAGGCAACAAGACCGCCGGCCTGTTTAGCCACATGACCGCCGACCTGCAAGGGCTCGGCCAGGTGCTCGGCAACGTGGGCCACACTTTCGTCAACTTCGCGTCCGCCATGCCGGGCCTGGCGGAAGTCCTGCTAAGGATCGTAAGCGGCGTAACCCTGCTGGCCAGTCACCTTAGCGGCATAGCCGGGCCGCTTATCACCATCGTCATGGGCATGGAGGAATTCTCCCGCTGGGGCGGCGCGGTCGTTAGCATCCTGGCCAGGCTAGGGGCAACCAACATCGCCCTCACGGGCGGCATCCTCAGCTTTGAACGTCTCGCCGGAGTCATCAAGGGCTTCATCGGGATCATTCCCGCGGCCATCGCGGGAATGGCACGCCTCACGGGCATGTTCGGCGAGTCGGCCATGGCCAACGGACTCACCAAGGCGTCCTATGCGCTCCAGACTTTCATCGCCGAACTCACCGTTGCCCAGACGCTCGGCATAGGCGCCCTGGCTATCGGGTTCGGCGTCCTCACTTACAAGATCATAACCGCCAAGACGGCCGCCCAGGAGTTCGCGGATTCCATGCAGCGGGGCCTGATGGGGTCGACCAACGTCCAGGCGCTCCAGACGGCAGCAACCAACATCGGCGCCCTTAACGCCAAGCTGCACAGCACCCCGGCCCTCATCGCCAATGCGAGCCGGTCATTCCAGAACGGCAACCAGAACGTCACCACGTTCAATGCCGCCATCAAGCAGCAGGCCGCCGCCCTTACCAATGTCGTCCAGGGCGCCGCCTACCTGGCTAAGGCTTACGGCACTACTTTCGTCGGCGCTCTCGCCCTCGCCGACCTGGCTAACGTGAAGCTGGCCGCCGGCATCCTCGGCACCAGCTCGGCGGCCATGGTGGCCCGGATGCAGATCGCCTCGCTCGTCCAGGGCTACGAGGCCATGGGCCAGTCGTCCGGCCAGGTGGGCGCCGACATGACGGCGCTGGCTATCCAGTCCGGGCTGGCCGCGTCCAACGTGACCAAGCTGAATTCGGCCTGGGATGATTTCCAGCACAACCTTACCGGCGGCACTTCCGCCCTTGCCGGGTTTATGACATCCATGTCCAACATAACCAGCGTCGTGGCCAGCTTCCATAACAACCTGGGCAAGGCGCTGTCCATTAAGGACAGCGTTAGCCAGTTCGCCCAGGCGCTTAAGGGCTTCGGCACCGCCGGGGCGGCGGCCTGGCAGAACTTCGACCAGGTTGTTGGTTCCACCGCACCGCAGCTTATTGACTGGATGCGCACCGCGGGCGCCGAAGGCGCCCTTTCGGCCGGACAATTCAAGCAGGCCGGACTGGACATGGTTGCCGGGCTCATGCCGCTAGGCGCGGCCTCCAAGACCGCGCGGGCCGAGATCATGGGTCTCGTCCAGCAGATTGACCCGTCCATCCAGACGTGGAGCCAGCTAAGCGCGGCCGTCAAGAACAGCGGCGCCAGCATGAACGGGCTTGGCGGCATCATCGGCGGCGCCACCCAGAAGATGGCCAACATGCAGTCGGTTGCCTCGACTCTGGGCAGCGTGCTTAACACCGCCCTTATCTCGGCCTTGCAAGCGGCGCAGGTATCGGCTTCGGGTGCCGGGGCTGCAATGCAGAAGTACGCCCAGGACTTGATGAACGCGGGCACGTCGGCAGCCCAGACCCAGGGCGACTACCAGGCCGTCATGGGGGACCTGGAGAAGCTGGGGCTAAGCGCTAAGCAGGCCGCGGCGCTTATCGCGCAGGTAACCCAGAACCTTGCCGCCGTGCAGTCCAAGACGGTCACTCTCACGGTCATAGAACGCTCGATCAGCAGCGGAGGCGCCCCGCCGCCCGGCGTGGCCGCTCCCGGCATTCCCGGCCATGCCGCCGGTACGCCTTCGGCCGCTCCAGGGTGGGCGTGGGTCGGCGAGGCCGGGCCGGAACTGGTCAAGTTCCGCGGCGGGGAGCAGGTCATGCCTAACAGCGTCTCCATGGGTTACGCGAATGGCACCGGAGGCTTCGGCGAGCAGCACATCCACCTTTACATTGACGGCCGGGAGATCAGCGCCGCCGTGGCTAAGCAGGCAGTGAGTACGCAAAGGCGCACGGGACACAACGGAATGCAGCGGAGGACAAGGTAAGTGGCCCTTAACTATGTGACGGTAACCGGGACGTTTGATGACGGGTCCGGTAATCCGCTGCCCCTTACGGGGCAGTCGGCTTACGCCCTGTTCACTCCGTCGACTTCCGTGTTCGCCAATGGCATTCCCGTCATAACCCCGGCCAGTCCGATTCAGGCGCCCATTAGCGGCGGCACCCTCCGGGGCGAGCTGGGCGGCTCGCTTAGCCTGCTGGCCACCGACAACTCGGGGCTCACCTACGGCGGCCTTACCGGGTTCTTCTACTGGACCGTCCAGGTTTTCATCAACGGCCAGGCCCAGCCGTCATGGTCGTTCTTCCTGCCCCACACTCCCAGTCCGGTTGACCTTACCGCCCTGGCTAACACGTCGGGCGGAGGCGGGGGCGGGGCCACCCTGCCGCTCACCACCCTGGGTGACACGCTGTACGAGAACGCCACCCCCGCCGCGGCGAGACTGCCCGGCAACACGACGGCAGTTAAGCAGTTCCTCACCCAGACCGGCACGGGCAGCGTGTCCGCTGCCCCGGCATGGGGGGCAATCCAGGCCGCCGACCTTCCGTTTCAGCCATGGCAGTTTAACGTCAAGGCTTATGGCGCTAAGGGTGACGGGAAGGTCATCACTGACGCGACGATCGCGGGCGGGGCGCTGTCCACCCTGACCAGCGCCAGCGCGGCATTCACCAGCGCGGATACCGGCAAGGTGCTGGTCTTGTCGTCGCCGACCCCGCAGTTTTTCACCATCACCTTCGTCAACTCGACCACGGTCACCCTGAACACCGCGGCTGCCGGCGCAGTGACCGGCATCGGCGCGATCTACGGCACCGATGACACGGCGGCGATCCAGTCGGCGGTCAACGCCGCAGTCACCTACGCGCAAGGCTCTGTTAGCCAGTTCGCGGAGGTACTGTTCCCGCCCGCCTATTACATGGTGGCCGGGAATCCGGTCAAGGGCGCCACCCTGGGGAACGCGCAGATCACCCTGCCGGTAATCAGCGCCTCGTCCGGTACGAAGGTGAACCTGAAGCTGGCCGGGCTGTCCGACGTGACTGCCGCGCCGGAGCACTGGCTACAGGTCACCCACAACGCTCCCGGCTCGGTGCTGGTCTGCGCCAACGGGTCCGGCACCTATGACGGCGCCTTCGGGCCGTCGTGCATGATCGGCGGCCCGGTGAACGGGTACGGCGGCAGCGGCGGCACCTTCTCAAACATGCAGGTCACCCTGGAAGGGCTGACCTGCCTCCTGCCGTACACGACGACGATCGGCGGGATTAACCTTTTCGGCGTCGGCCAGATGTGGGTCAAGTCATTTTCCGTGATGCCGATGGGGGTTGCGGCATCGGGTGCCCCGTGGCCGCAGCTCGCCTCCGGCGGCCCCGTGTCGAACTTCTACCCATCCGGGCTGATCACCCCGGCAGTGGGTAATAACGCCCGCAATGACATCGACTATTACACCTGCTACGGGCAGCACACCGCCCTTGCCGGGGCCGACCACCTGAGCGTCAAGTCTCTCCGCACTATTTTCTGCAATATCGGCTGGCTCCCCACCTGCGTTACGAGCTTCGGCCAGAATCACGCCGCCTCCATCGGGGTCTGGTGCTGCGAGGCAACCGCCAATCCTGTCGTGGTGGTTGACGGCGGCGGCGCGGCCTGGGCCGGGTACAACATGCTCGGGTACGCCAGCGTCAACGTCGCCGTC